CGATATTGGCATAGTAGCGGACAGGCATGTTCTTCTCGGAACCGTAGCCGTACAGCTTGGTGATAACTTGTTGCTCGGTATCTGCCTGGCGTTCTATCTGCGACAGTCCCTCGCCTTTGCCGTACTTGAAGATGTGGGCAGTGGGAAGTCCTGCACTACCAATGATGACGAGGCGGTTCCTGTTAATGAAGTTAAGTCCGAACTCGCTCTTGATAAGCGACATGGAATTCCAGATAGTCTGGTTGTTGATGCTCAGACTGACATTCTTCTTCTCGTTCTCGGTGTTAATATTCGGCTCGGTCTCACTGCCGTAAGCTTCGATGTAATACTGTCTTGCAAGCGTCACCCCCATGCCGCTGTTTCTTGAACGCTGCTTGGTCCTGTCCAGGTTCGGAGTGACAAAGAACCAGCGTTCTGAAAGTGGTATATTGTTCTCTTCACACCAGCGGTTCGTATTGACTTGCAACCTGTCGCAAAAATCGTCGATGTCGTTAGCAAAGAACGGGAAGGTGGGCAGTGAAGTATAGTGAATGTTATTGTCACCAAGCACATAGTCCAGGAACATGATGTCCGACAGCTCCGACTGGCGGGAATTGAACTTGATGCCGTCATAGGTGAAGCCTTCGCCGTAGGTGTCTTTACGGGCTTTCTTGATGACACTTGGGTCGTAGTTGATGAAGAATTTCTCGTCACGATACGTGATATAGTCGCCGATATGGAAATCAATAGGCGCAGCACTCTTTACCGACACAGTCAGGAAACACTCGCCCATCCACGTTCCGGTATACTCCAGGGAATCGCAGACCACAACATCGGTTTCTAAACCATTTACAAGCCTTTTTATCGTAAACTTACTCATTTTGAACCGCGTTTAATTAGGATGATGATGAAGGATTGACAAGTGTCACGTCGGTAATAGGGTCGTTCACTTTCAGGCGTACTTTGAAAACAAGGAACATCTCCCCGTTCTCGTTCACCCACTTACTATTGTCATCAATGGAATCCAGGCGCACATCCTGTCTGCCGATGCCGGTATAGGTAGAATACATCTTCATCATGCCAGATGTACGCAGATATTGGATGAAGTTCTTTACGTTCGTTCTGACGTCCGTCACTGTCGGCATAACCGTAGAGCCGTCCCTGACGCCGCTCATCTTCTTGCAGCCGAACTCGACATCCATGGTGTAGGCCTCCATAAACAGTCCGCCCGACGGAATGAATTCGTCGTCTCCGTGCTCGTCGAGCCATACGTGCTTGGCTGGCTCCTTGGCTTTTTCGGCCATCTTGAACGGAATATCCTTACACCAGATACCCCACTGCAATACGGATTCATAGATGGGGTAGGAGTTCTCGTTTTGGTCGAGACCCATCTTTTGAAGGTAGAAGTTACGCCATTTAGCCATATCGATGCAAAGTTTTTGTTATCCAATAATTGATTTTCCGTTGCAAAAATACGAATATTTTTGGAATAATCATACAAAAAATAAGAATATTTATGCAAAACAACAAGAAAAATGAATATTCGCATTGTTTATCGGGCAAAGTTATGTAACTTTGCAAACGTATGATTTATCATACTCACTAAAATTTTTAAAATTGGTTAACTACGCGGAGGCCCGTGACGGGTCTCCGTTCTTTCTTCTACTGCACCTTGATAGGTATCGCTCCCATCTGGGCCTTATGCAGAATATCGTAGATGTCTGCGGCAATGTCCGCATTCCTCCTGGTATTCTGCGATATGGCGCGAAGCTCCGTAAGCTGGGCCTGTGCTATCGACGGCATCTCACCGATACCCTGCATGCTTTGCAGAATCTGGTCGAGGGTGTATCGGTTCGCAGCACTGTCGGCACGCAGGGCGTTGACATAGCTCAGCAGCAGGCCGGTCTCCTCCTCGTTGAAGCCGCCTTGTATAACCTTGCTTGATGTTGAAGAGCTACCCTCTTCCTTCATCGTCATGCCGCGTTTCTGCAATTCGGCTTCAATGGCGTCGAGTGTTCCTTCAAGAGTAGCGTCGATATCTGTATAGGCTCCCTCAAGCAACGGAATCAGGCCCTGCACAAATGACAACGGGTCAAGCTTACCGCTGTTCTTGACCATCATCTCCTCGATATAGTTCTCGACGGGCTTGAAGGCTGTCTCAATCATCTTGGTGACAAGGATATTCTTCGATACGTCGGCAATAATCTCGTTGGCCTTTTTCTTGAAGGCCTCAGCACCGTCTTCGCCCCTCTGCCATGCCTCAAACAGGGCATCACCAAGCTCGCTTGCCCAACTCTTGACATCAATGTCGTAGAGTGTTTTTGCCAAATCCAGCGCGAAATACTTGATTTCGTCGTCCAGCTCGGCAATCTGCTGGGTATAGTCCTCGATGGCACCGTCGTCGGAATCCTTCTTGTCCTTTTCGGCTTCCAGCTGCCTCTGAAGCTCGTCACGCTGTAACAGGAGTTCTGCATACTTGGTATCGAAGTAACTCTCGGTCTCCAAGGCCTTGAATATGGCCTTCATGGTGTCTGCGTCGCTTATTACGGGAGTACCAAATCCAAATATGGAATCCTTACCGTTTACACGAAGTGATGCGTATTCACGAAGTCTGTTAAGGTCTTTGTCCGTTGCCTTCGTATTGTATACGCCACCAAGTGTTCGCTCAAGGACTTTCTCCAGATTCTTCTCCAGGTTCTCCAAAATCTTCTGGCGGTCCTTGGAAGCGTCGATAAGCTGCTGAAGCTCTTCGTCGTGTGCAGAGAATATGGAACTGATGATACTCAACGTTGCACCGATGGCAGCTCCGTAAGGACCTGCTTCGGCACCAAACAGCGACGATGCACCTTGACCCATCTGTGACGCAGCACCAAGAGCGTTACTTCCGATTTGGAAGAATTCCGCCAGTCCGCTCATACCGATAGCGTTAAACAGGTCAATAACTGGAGTAAGGGCCTCCTGGACACTCTTGAGCTTGCCGACCATTCCGTCAAGTCCTTCATTGAAATCCTCCTCGGTATGCCTCAAGGCATCGTTAATATCATTTTCCGTATACTCTCCTTTGGCATTCACGGAAAGACCAAGCTTCCCGGCTGCTTTCGCACCAATAGTATATGTTCCGTTGGCATTTCTGAAGCCATAGTCATTGATTCCATTCTTGCGAAGATTTCTCAGGGCGCGCGACCTTCCTATGGCGTCACTCATAACGGCAAAAGGATTACGCTTGCTCGTAATCTTGTCAATCTTTTCGATAGCCTCATAGAGGGCTTTTATCGAGTCCACATCCTCGCTAAGCGACGGAGCCATCTCCTCAAGCTGCTCACGCATAGCCACAAGGGTCTTTGTGGTCATCTTGTCGAGATTTCCAAAGACACGACCCCATTCCACGTTGGTATTCTTGAACCATTCCCAACGTTTGGCGGCCTTTTCCCTTGCCTCATTCTCGTCAGCATTGTCAATAAGTTTTTGGTCACCGCCTTGCGCCTTGATGGCGTTACGAACCTTGTTGTATTTCAAGGTAATCTGGTCAAGCTCTGTCTCCAGACTCTTGGCATTCTTCAAGGCATCCAGGAACAGCTCTATATCTTCTGATTCCAATGACTGTTTAGCATCCTCAAGCTTTCTCAGCATCTTATAGATACCGTCCATCTCCTTCTTTGGAATACCAAGGCCTTTAAGCTGCTCGGAGTTCATGTCAAGCAGCTTGTCTATTCCAAGCTTCTTGGCCTTGGGGAATTTTTCAATGGCCTCGTTAAGCTTGCTACGCAACTCTTCGGCTTCATTCTTAAAGGAGATGTTTCCTCCGAACACAAGGTTGGCGGCCTGGTTTCTGTCACCGGTAGCGTCGAAGATTTTCTTGTAAAGATTCCATTTCTTCGACTGACGGTTAAGCTCCCGCTCGAACATATAGAGCTGGCCTTCTATCCACTTCTTACTCTCGCCAAGACGACCTTCAGCCATCAGAAGTTCGACGGCGGTAACACCCTTTTTGTCACCAAGGGACTTCAGTTTGCCCTTGATTTCATCCAGCAGCCTGTAGTAATCCCCTATAATCTCGTCGGCACGCTCCCTGGTGATGCCGAATATCCTGGCGACCATACTTCTTCCCTTCTCGTCGCCGAAATATTCGCTGTACTTCTCGTATTCAGAGCGAATCTTCTTGATTTCGTCGAGAAGGTTTTTCTGTTCTTCAATAGCCTTCTTTTTCTTGTCGTCCTTCTTACTACCGGAACCACTACTCTTTGGTGTAGTGTTAAATCCAAGAGTTTCTGCATTCTTGGTTCTTTCGTCCTCTGCCTTGGCAGTCTTATAATCCTCATAAGCCTTCCTGACAACTTTTTTTGTCAAAGCGGGTAGTTTGGATATGAAATCATCAATATTTGTCGGGAGATTAGAAACATCCAAGCCAACCCTGATAAGGATACCTCCAGCAGTATCCATCTGCTCCTGCAACTGCTTTCGTTTAGACTTCAAGTCCTTTTCAATACTTTCCAGTGAACTCTGTGCGGTAACAGGAATATTGATTTTGTTATCACTGAAAAACTTCTGAACGGAACGTTGCCAGTCGCTAAGACCGTCATTCTTTGGTTCTGCAATAAGGTCAAAACGCCAAACTACCGTACTGGGAAACATACCAATAATCTTTTCCCGCAAAGACTTCTTGGTGTCTTCGTCTATGTTATAGCTGTTAATAATATCGTTAAGCCATCCTGAGAGTCTCTTGATGTCATCATCGCTCCATCTCTCTATGCCACTCCAGTCAAGATTGTAGACGCTTGCACGGTCTTCAAGGGCTACAAACAACTTGTCTGTATACTCCTTCATCTGGCTATCAACCTCGCGCTCTTTCTCTTTAACCTCCGCGATGGACCTTCTATATCTGTCAACAGCATCAGCGGCATCTTGCCAATACTGCCTTTCTTCCTTTGGTAAGCTCATGCTTCCAGCCATCCTACCAAGGACATTGTTAAAGCTGGCCTTCTGATAATCGGAAAGCTTATCAAATAGGGCAGACCAGTCAAGAGTGCTCATCTCTTTCTCGTTCCACCTTTCAATATCCTTATAGAATCTGGTCAGCTGTTCTTTGAGTGATGCGCCAATTCTATCCAAGCCACGCTTAGATACGCGCTTTTCAATGTTAGCCTCACTCCAGTCCTTGATATCCTTCGACATCGGGTCGTTGAATATCTGAGTAAACCAGTTGCCGCCGCCAGTCTTGTTGGCAGCCTCAAGATAAGCCTCGACATTGACCTTCATGCGAAGGTACTCGTCGGAAACCTTCTGCAATTCGGCAAACAGGATGCGGTACTTCTCCTGAAGGTTTGCATCCTCTGTCTTCTTCTTGATTTCGTCGGTATAATGCCCGTTTTCCTTGAGGGCATAAGTCATCCTATTGATGGCTTCCTGATAGCTGTCCGCCGTGTCGGGTTTCTTCTTGCTAAGCTCGTTATATATAGAATTGGCTTCGCTGAGAGAAGAGAGCATGTCATTAGCCGCTCCCTTACCCATATCGGAAGCCTCAGCGGCCTTCTGCATGGCGTTACTGTAAAGGGAGATAATACCTCCGATGGCAGCAGTAGCTACGCCATACCACCCGCCAACCATATTCCATGCACCTCCAAGGAATTTCGACATGCCGGTTTCGGGACCACGAAGCAGTTTGTTGTTGGCTCCCGTATTGCCAAGCATGATATTGTTGGCAATCTGCTTACGCTGCTCGCGGGTGTATCCCTGCATCTGCAAAAGCCTGTAAAAATGGGCGCGTTCAATCTTTCCGTCAAGCATAAGCTGCTGGGCCTTCTTGGCGGAAATCTGGTTCTGCATAGCAAGCAGCTGGTAGTCTCTGTCAACGAGTTTGTTTCTGTTAGCGACGAGGTCACGCTCAACCTTTGTCAGCTGTTTGCCGTTCCACAAACGCTGTCTTTCAAGATTGAGAGCTGTCTTGTTCTTTGCAAGAAGCATGGTATTCAAAGCCTTCTGGTCGGAATTCTCGCGGATAGTTGAAAATGCAGAATTCATACCTTTCAAAAGCTTTCCTGCACCGAACATAGCAAGCACCGGAAGAATCTTGTCAAGGGATGCAGCAATGGCAACGATACCCTCAAGTGCTCCTTTCAGGAACTGACCAGACAGGCTGTTGGCCTCGGCAATATGCCCAAGGGTAATCTGCCACTGGTCTTGCAGCTTCTGCCACTTACCATACAGGGTATCTGCCAGCTCGGCCTGCATGTTGTAGAACCGACCGCCTTCATTGGTCATGTCCCACATCACCTTCTTGACCATTTCGAACGGTACGGCACGCTTTGAGATAAGCTCAAATACTTCGCCGGTCGTCACGACACGTCCGTTAAGCTTAGTGAACTCGTCTGCCAATGCCTGTACCATCGGAATGCCAGCCTCAGTAAACTGACGCAATTCCTGACCACGCAGCACGGCAGCACTACGGACCTGACCGAAGGCAAGAATCAGTCGGCTCATGTCAACACCGAGACCGGAAGAAAGGTCTGCAAGGCGTTTTGTGGTATCGAACAGCTCGTCGGCAGGAATCTGATAGGCTGCAAGCTGCTTGGTATAGCTGGTCAGTTCCATGAAGGTCTTCGGTGACTCAATGGCCAGGTCTTGCAACTGACTGAACAGGGTGTTGGCCTGCTGGATGTCGCCGAGAATATTCTGAAGTGCCTTGTGTTGGTATTCAAACTGACCGCCGATGGTGATGACGGATTTCAGGATACGCTCAACACCGTACAGGCCCGCATATCCTGCAAGCTGATGCTGGAACTGCACGGTGATGCCGTGTGCACGGGAGCCTGCCTCCGCAATACGGTTGTAGTTTTCTACGAGGTTGGAGTTGACATGGGAAAGCATTTGCAGGGCCTCGGCAGCCTTTCTTGTGGCAGCGGCCTTTCGGTTCTTGGCGTCGGCATCGTCCTTCTCAAGCTGACGGCCTGTTGCAAGAGCTTCATTGTACCGACGCTGGATTGCCTCAAGCTCTGTATTAATCTTATCCTTTGTATACAGAGGAGCCGCACCGCCCTTTACGGAAGCCTGGTCTGCTCTCACCTTGCTCATCAGGTCCTGTATCTCGCGAAGCTTCTGCTCAAGGGCATTGTATTCTGCGGTCTGTTTTTTGATGCCTGCGATATTCTTCTGACTGGCGGTATCCAGTTCAAGACGCTCCAGATTCGAAAGCAAAGACTCCTGTGTATTCAAAGTCTTGTTGTATTTGTCAGTGGCGGAATTCAGGTTTTGGATACCCTCTTTGGTGCCGCGAAGCCATTCGTCGTACTCGGCACCCTTGACTGAAAGCGGCATTTTTCCTCCGTTTTGCCCTGCATTCACGACATCGGCAATAAGAGAAGTGGCCTTTACAATCCTGTTGTTGGCTTCGGTAACATCTATTCCAGGCGTGGCACGCAGTACGGCGTCCTGAAGCTGCTGGCGAATCCTGTACAGCTCGTAGTATTTGTCTTTAAGGGAATCAATCCTCTTTTCCTCGGCAGCCATGGCACGCTCGTCGGCAATATGCTTTTCGGTGATTTCCCCTGTCTTTCTGCGGACATTGTCAAGAGCCAAACCAAGGTTTTCCTCGATTTCGAGAAGCTTGGCATATCCCTTCGTCCCCATCTTGGCCTTGGACAAGTCGCTTCTCATAGAAGAGACGTTTTTTAGCCTCTTTTCAATTTCCGTCAGCTTCGTCTCCATATTGTCGAGCGTTTTGAGGTCATTTGCATCAGTAGTAAGCAAACGGGCGTCCGCAATACGCTTCTTTGCAATGATAATCTTATCAAAAGCCTGCTCTATAGTTGCCGCATTCTCAAGAACGTCCTTCCTGTTCATAATGCCACTCATCCTGTCCTGCAACTTTTCCGTTGCCTTCTCGATTTCAGCAAGCTTCTGAAGAACGTTTTCGCGAACACCGAAATCAAACCAAAATTTATCAGCTGCCATAATATTCTCGTTTTAAATTGTTACACCTTATACTTCCCCTCTAAGGAATCCGTCAAGACTGAATTCCTTGCCAACCATACTGCCCTCCTCGGATTTCTTACGGGCGTATGCTTCCGCCAAGTCGTCCATCTCCCTCACATCGGAAGCACTGTTGCCGCCTCCGCCCTTC